TTATCCATTTTGGCCTCTTATCTCTTTATCAACCCCATCACCGATCCCACTTAAACTGACCATTCAGCACACCGATGGCGAAAAGAAGCCAAGCCAGCTTGTAGCCAAGTGGCTTTAGCTTTTCGTAGTGGCGCAGGATGATAGGGCGGGTGATGGAGTCTTTGTTTGTGTTAGCCGGCAGAGCGGCGAGGGTGGTTTTAATTTCGTTGTTACAGTTTCTTGCTGCTGACTGGAGGGCGTTCTGTCTCTCTTCAGGAGTTACATACTCACTCCATTCATAGCATCACCCACCACATAGACAACCAGGCAGATAATGAATAGTGCAAAGCATATGCCTATCAATATTTCCGTTACTTTTGGTTGGTTCATGCTGCCTCCGAACTGCCGGGTATTAGTTTGATTGACTGACCGCACTCATTGCCCCAGGTGTCCCATCCCTCTAAATCCTTCCTTGAAAACAACTCAATGCGTTTAACATCCCCATACAGCAATTCCAGCCGGTGGCGCACCTCCCACGGCTTTTCGCTATGTTCGCCAAGAGGTGAGTAAACAACTTGCTTGATACTTGCATTGAGCCGCTCGAGGCCATTGCCGCGCACTGCGATCAACACATCTTCCGTATTGGCCCGGGTGTAGTTGCCGCCATTCATCCGTGATTGGGTATTGAGCAGGGCAAGGAAGTCATAGAAGTCGTTAACCTCACCGGCTGCCAGTGCCTTATTTATGTGGTCCTCAGCAAGCTGGTTCAGCTTCACCCACGTGAAACCTTTCATCGTGCGCACCTGAAAGCCCCATGCTTCAGCGAGCTGCTTGGCTTCGTCATTGAAGTTGCCGGTGTACCATAAGGCGAGAACTGCATCGGGGGCTGCGATGGACCAAACAGGGAGGCGCTTTAAATCGGTGAGTGACATCGTGCTGTAGTGATTAACTGCCGCGCCATTGCTGGCCTTGTTGCCGTACTGCCAGGGTGGGTCACAATAAATAAGCTGATATCCATTCATGCCGCCTCCATTATCTTTCTCACTTTCGCTTTCACTGACTTCACTGTCTTGACCGGAGTTGGCGCGACAAATTGCTGCGGCACCGGTCTCTTTGATTTAGCGCCGGTTCGTAGCCGCTGCTTTATTCGCATATCCCACAGGTAGCAGTCTTTGTGGTCACACCCGTCATCCGGCGAGCGGGCGGCAGTCAGAATTAGCTCGCTGATATCGTCCATCAGGCCACCTCATTTGTTTGTTGGTTCAGCAGTCCAAACTTGACGATTTCCAGCACGCCAAGCACCTCACTGAGACCTATCTCGCCGTCATACTCGCGAATAAGGTCATTGATTCGGCCCGTCAATTCAGCGGGCAGCGGGAATTTACGCTCGACTGGGAGCATTGAAATAGCCATGGGGATACTCCAGATTTAGTGAAATCCGTTTCTGTCGTTCCGTGGTGGGGTTAAAACGAGTTAGCGATACACTTCGCTGCACATGAGCACAGCGTTGGGCCTGCGCTCTTTAATCAGCGTTGATATTTGCAAACATTCGGATTTAGTAGGGTAGACATCTTCGGTAACTGGTAGGGCATCACAGGCATCAAAGCCGCATGAGCTGACGAGAAGAACAAAGCCGATTAGCATGGTTATTCCTTTAATGGTGCTGGGTGGCGATACACCTCGAAATAATCAGAACCGTAACCCTCCGGAGTAACCGGCCCAGCCAGATAAATAGGGTCAACACAGCCCCACCGGCAATCTTCTGCACAAGGGTCACATTTCACAAAACCAACAGGCTCTTGCGCCCCCTTAATCGCTGCAAGTTGCTCACGCAGTGATAGCACTTCAGTAGCTAAGTCTCTTGCGTAACTTTGCCAGTTAGCGAGATGAGCCTCATCACAACAACCTGCGCACATCCTCCCTCCATCACTGCTTGGAACTGTCATTTGCCACGTTCTACCGCACTGGTCACAATCGGCCATTACCCCAGCATTCCAATCGTGACGAATTCGTACCGGCTCTTTACTCAGCATCTGCACCATCCCTGACTGTCTCAACCGCCCAGCACTCACGAATTATTCTGTAAGAGCGATTACCAATAAGTAGCGGATTTCCCTCTTCATCATAAACAACAGTGTTGTAACCATCAGACCAAGCAAATTTGCATTTAAAGCATTGCGATTTAGTGCGGTCATTGAATGAAATAGTTATTTTTTGCGATACTTCTGGGCGCTTACTCAGCATCTGCATTCCCATCCGTTAATTTATTCACGGTTTTACCTCTGCATAGTCAATGAGAGCCTGCTCTCCTTTCTCGGTCAGCTTAACCCGATGGAATAATCCATTTCCAACCTCACGAAGGGTGGGAAATCCTTCTCTTTCCACAAAACCCAGTTTGTATAATTTTGGCAGTGACGGGCAATTTTTCGACAATATGAACCACCGCCCTGATATTTTTGGTTGAGTGCTTATTTGGGCTAACTCTCCATTTTTTATGCGCCTTAGCGTAAACACTTTGGCATTAGTTAGCTTTTCCATCTCACTCATCCTCGACCGTAAAACCGGCATTTGTTATTTTTACGCTGAATTCAATCCGTGCGGCGTTGTAAATCGCGGCTAGGTCTTTATTACTGAACTCTTCGTCAACGAAAGAACTAGCGCTTCTGCGGGGCGGCAACACAACCGGCTTACTCAGCCTCTCGTTTGCCGCTGATAACGCTGCTTCTGCTTCCTCAAGCCTAGATATAATGACTGCTATGTTTTTTGGTGACACGGATTCAAGGTAATCACACAGCCATGATGAGTGTCGACTCGAATCTAGTGCACGTACAACGACATCATCTGAGTTTGTGATTGCGTTATATCGCTCACCACTGTCACCCTCTACAAGAGCGCTATCCCATACATCTCCGTATTCAGTTGATTTTAAGGATTCCAGCGCTTTTTTAATTTCTTCTATAATATTCATTTCTCCCCCCTCAATAATGCTGCCGTAGTCGCTAAGGAGATGTAGCACTCTCCGAAGGATTGAGCGCCAGATTGCTGCATTTTCTCGGCAGCTTCTTCAATCCCTTGAGCTTTTATTTCATCACGCTCTTTCTGTGCCGCTTCCAGTTGGGCTATCAGTGATTGCTCTCGGCTAATTAGTGGAAAGTCACCAAAGTCATCAACCGTTGTCTCGTCTTCATAATCAAGTGCGTCAAGGTCAGTAACTTCGGAATCGTCAGCATACATGCCATCTGATTCATTATTAGCCGCTCGCTCGTCTGCCTCTTCTCGGCTTTCTGCGTCAATATAAAAGCTTTGCGATCCGCTTCCGCTGGTTACCATTGCGGAATAAACAAATCGCTTCAATTGCTTTATCTCAGACATAACTATTCCTCAGCAGATTGACTGCCGGTAATGGGGTGGGGGATTAGGCTGCCGAAAGCAGTCGTAGGCATTCTTGACGCCGCGCCAAAAACTCTTCCTGAGTCGAGCAGAACGGGGTAGGGTTGGCTGGCATAAATTCTGGCTTGAGCCGGTATATCGTTCCCTGAGCCGATATCCCTTTAATCTCCCAGCGCTCTTCCGTGAGCAAGTGACGCATGTTGCGCACATACGTTAGGGGAATGTGCACCGATACCGTCTCGAATCCCTCACCCAATCCCTTGTAGAATGAGTCCTTATAATTCAACGTACACCCGCCAGTTGCGCCACCAGACAAACGCCCACGCCCCACACTGCCAATTGACCGGTGGAATGAGGTTATATATGCATCTGGATGGGCGCGGAGGCAGGCCAGTATTTGTTCTGGCTGCATGGTGGTTACCTAGTTATCGGCTAGAAACGAGGGTCTTCGGAAAAGAACTGATCATCACCCTGATAGTTTCCTGAGTGAGTTGGAACGCTGCTTGCCTGCTTGCGCTCATCCTTGTCTTTCAGGGTGGTTAGCATCTTCGCTATTGTTTCGGCTGGGGCGTTGGCTACATGCTCTTGTAGCGTTCTCTGGCTTTGTGCGAAGAAGGGAATCCGAATGTCAAAGTTGTAAGTCTCACGACCATCATCTTTTGTTTTGAGCGTTTTTTGCAGCACTAGACCCAACTTGCGGCCTACAAACTCAGGAGCGACATCAACTCCAGTCTCATTTTTAATGATGGTGAGCTGCTTAACGCCAGAGCAACCCATCATCGCATTTATCATGTTTACGCCGTGTATATTTGGGCTTCCGTCTTTCTTTACGGTGTAAACATTCAGATAGTTAGCTTTGCGCCCATCATCAGTTTCCACGGAGAACTCAATTGATTTAGCGCCGCCAGAGCTGATTACATATTTAGCTTCTGCGATGGTGAATATGTATCCACCAGATTCATTGATGAAGCCACTTAACCCTGCTGATAATCCTGACTCTTGGTTATAGACGAAAGTTACATTGCTCATGCTGCGTTTCCTTTAATTTGGTGAATATTATTGATGCCGTAGTAATCGCAAATATCCCGATCTACAGTCAGAAGGTCGTTTTCAATTTCTTCAGTTTCGAACATTCCCATTGGGGATTTAACGGTGTCATTGCCATTATTTTGCGTGGTGAAAAAGTATTGCTTGTCGTGGACGGTTGTTTTTAAAACAATGGTAAACATTCCCTCAACCGTTACTTTTTCATCCAGCATCTTGCCGATGGTTTTCATTTTGACGCGCCCAAGGTTTGTTTCCTCGGTATGGGCCATAAAGTAAATTCGCAAGTCATCTGGCGCGTCCTGCGCTGCTTTAATGATGTCCCACATGTGACGGCCCATTTGTGCGAACTTATCAAATCCTTTTTCGTTTACTGAATCCATGAATTCGGTACACATCACATATTGGAAGTCATCAATGATGACTATTTTCTTTCCGTATTTTGTTGCCCCATTAATGACTTTCCTGATTAGTGACCAGTCATGCGTTGCAACAATGCTTCCTGTTTTATTGGTAGCGTCCCATGGCTGCCAGTTAGTTGATTTGAACGGTAGCCGCTTCCTTACGACCTGAATAAGCAGGCAATCATCAGGGTTGAGATTGCGCAAGCTGGTAGACTTCCCTGTACCAGATTCACCAAGGATTAATGTTGCGGTACCCACAAATCACCTCCATAAATGATTTACGTTTTTTGGCTGCCGATTCCCTTACTTGCTCAACTAACTCGCCTTTAATCCCCATCGCGTCCAGTGCAATGATTGCCAGTTGCTCAGCCGACACACGACCGCATTCCAATTCATTTTTAACAAAGGCCAGAGTATCCATACTCTTTAACGATTCGCGCCTTGTGATAATCAGCTCTTTGAATTGTTCTTCTGTCATGCCGCCTCCTTAAGCTCAATTGATACCAATGCATCCATTTGGTAAATACGACGCTTGGCGGCTGCGCAGGACAGGTAATTTGCTGCTGAACGCCTACTTCCAGCTTTGCGGCAAGACTTCGCGCAAACCAGCCAGTGGTTATGCCACCACTTGAGCTCTCTTTTAGTCATGGCTCAATCCTCCGAGTTAGCGCTTCAATAATTTTCTCCCAAATACCTTTCCGTGGTGGGGGAGTGAAGCTTGCTGATGTGAGGCGGTAGGCCGGTGAATGCTGAATTTGGGTCAAATAGTTAGTAGAGCATCCCGATGCGGGATACCCTGCAATGGCGTATTGCATAGGGATACCTTTTGATTAGTTGTGTTTAGCCCACAGCAAAAAACCGACAGTTGTCAGTTATTTACTCTGGGGATTAATGGGGGTGGGGAGTTACTCGGTTACTGTTGCGATGTAGCTGCTTTTCCTTCGAATTTAGTGCCGCAGAACGGA